CCCACTTCAGTCTTCAAAGTTTGTGTTTGAATATTTGCTACTACCACCAAGTTCTGCACTAAAGGCTGCTTCACTCAGGCTTACGCCTGAGCTGCACTACAACCTTCACGCCCTCCTACTCACAAGCACAATAAGTTTGACTTGTGTGGTTTTTTGTTTTTTGCTTAAAAAGATTCAAGCACCCCAACTAGGCGGTGCTGCTAAAAAATGTTCATATGAGAAGTCGTCTCCGACTGCATGGTCCATCTTGATTCTCATAGAAGTAGGATCATCTCCAGTAGAATACTGGACAACAAGACTGAATCTTTTAAACGCTAGGGTATCTCTTGAAGCGATTTGGGCATTACTATACCGATTGTAACCTGTAGCGGTAGTTGGTGTGGCAGGTAACCAAGGCATGTTGACATAATAGGGAAATTGAACTTCAATGCCAGCATTTGTTGATGGGACGAAATAGGTAGTACCTGTAACATCTCCACCAAACGTTCCAACGCCATAACCATAAGAGTTTCCTGGGTTAGTTGTTTCTGGGATAGACAATCTAACAAAAACAGTATCACCAATTTTGAAATTTTTGCCAGTGAAATAGAATCTATACTTATGAGATCCTCTCATTCCTAGAAAAGCGTTATTCAACTGAGACATAAAATGTCTAGTAGGTTGTTTAACACCATCAGCTGCACTTCCGGTATCAAAACTTGTATCATCAATATTGACAAGTGGTTTTGGTATAATGGTCTGTGTAGTAAGGAAGTACGGGCTCGCTATAGCAGTAAAATCAGGTGTGATCAAAGAATACGTGGTCCAACGTTTCAAAATAGATCGGAATCCAACTATCTTTTCACCAAAGAAGATAGTATTAAGTTCACTAGGCATAGAACTTTTAGGATTCATATCATGTGTGATTTGAACATCACTTTGACTAATGAACTTCTCCTCTTCAAAAGGAGGTGTATATCCATACCACTTCATGCCAGTAGTTATATTAGTAGAGTTTAAACCTTGTAATTGAACTCCTTCAACTCTAACTGACACATTCATGTGGATGGACTTGTTCATCGGACACTGTAAACTAGTGATCGGAAAAACCATTAAGAAACCATTCATATACTGATAATAAGGCGAATAATCAGTAACAGCGCTCATAAGGGTTGCCTGAGCTCTGGTAGGACATCTGAGATATGCGTAGGGCTGGGCCCAATAAATCTCTAATTCCAAATGTGTGGTTTCTTGAAGATCCACAACCAGTATGTTCTCGACATTCAACTTTATTCCAGAGGAAATAATCAAAGCGGATTGTTGGGCATTAGGTTCAAACAATATACCAAACTTACCTCTATGAAATTTAGACTTGATGATATCAATAGTGACTATCATCTTCTCAACTCTCCAGAAAGCAAAATAATTCATAAGCCAGCCCATAGGTGTTTCCTGATAATTAAAACCAGTCATTGTACCATGAGCAACTTGTTGAATCATGCGAGGACAAATAGGAATAGTGGATACAGGAATCAATGGTGCATCTCCTACAGCCCAATTAATTCTTTTTACATAGCTATTTCTTCTAGCGATGTATTCAAAAGACATATGATCTTGCCCACTCTTATCCATAAGTGGAGTAACATTAACAGCATGGTTAGGATCTGCTGATAATTTGTGTCCAGTTTCTGCACCTGACATATTAGCACCGTTCTGAAAAGGTTCATTCTTGGTACGAATAGGGGTAGCATGCAGATTAGGACGAGATAGACCATATATCGCCGCCAGTTTTCCGAGACCAGAAAATACTGTTCTACCAACTCCTGCTGGAGCTGATATACTAGGAATTTTTTCAAGTTGTCCCGCAATACTAGCAGCCGCGTTCATGACTGTCTCAACAGGTCCAGATACCTCCTCATTGTTTGACTGAGAAGATAGATCCATCTTAGTTGCCGTATCGGTAGAGAATTCTATATCAGAAAACCAAACCCAAGTGGAAACCGATGCATCACCTGCATCTGTTGAGACAGCTTCGAGTAGTCCAAAACTTGCGACTACGACTTCGCAAAGATTAGCAAAGTATGGAAAATCAGAAGAGCTTGGTAAAACAGTGGAAGTACCACCAAAAGACAAAGCTGGTTGTGGAAAAATAACGTCATAGACGAGCTCTAAAGGCTCATTATCGTTGACATCCAAATAACCACAAGTTTCCATTTGAGAATACCACATAAGTTCATCACCACTGACGCCACTAGCTGTAATATATCTCTGAGCAACATCTAAACATTTAGAATAGGGAATAACAGCTGCAATAGCTCTACCCTGATGAAAAGGCATTCCAGACAAATTAAGTCTAATATGCACTTTAAATTTCTTAATGATGTAGATATTTCTAATCTTTGATCTAACAGCTGGATCATACAAGAAGAGATTAATGGGATCAATAGTATATTTTAGAGGATCGTTTAAGTACCACGTTTGAGTGGATACATTAACAGGTCGCATCATAAATTCCAAATTGTTATAACTCCGAGTGGGCAAACCACCGATGTCATAGTTCCCAGAACCTTCTTCCATTTTCACATCCAAACCAGCAATGTCTGTGACTGTGTCACTAACTTTATTGGTTGTAGCGATAGGATCGGTACTGTTTGTGTCGACTGCAGATTGGGAATACAAATCTGATTGACTTGTGTATGAGAGTGTGTGATAGTACGTTCGATATATTTTCAAAGTCGAAATAATTGATTCTCTACGATCTTGATAGGCTCGATACTTGTTTGCTTTATTAGTAAAATAAGCATCTCGACCATATCTCGGATCAGAAATCAAACATACAGATGACACATCCCATTCAGGAACTGGATTCACAAGACTCGCTAGTTCTTTGTTAAGACCTGAAATAGCAAGATCAATTTCGTAACTTAAACTCTTAGCTGGCCATTGAAAATTCACACACAGACGACCAAATCCACGTGCTTCTTGGTGAGACAGTACCATTTTAAAACGGAAATACACAAATGTTTTTATGTTTTTCCATAGACGCGCGGTTCCGCTATCTCTAATAAGGACACGATACTGAAGATCCTGTTCAATCTTAGTTCGTAGCATAAAGCTATCCTTACTGTTCTGCCTTCCCCCGTCGACAGATCTACAAGGAATCAAAAATGAGATTCCTTCCGGGCATAAATGTTGCAACTCATCATGCAGTTGCATCTTGGCATAAAAATCACACAAATAGACAGGCCAACTTGAAGGCGATTTTCCCTGAGACTTTAAAATAATTGAAAGATCTTCAATCATATATTGAAACGCATCTTCCAATGTTCCAACATCGCTCTGAGAATAAAAAGCTTCATAGTATTCCATGTCCACTTCGTCTTCTTCAACTATATCTCTATTCAAAGAGGCCTTGATTGTTTTGGCCTTTTTGAATTCCTTTTCTAACTTATCCACAGGAACCTTGTATATCCCATGAATTAATTCAATCAATTTGTTTCTACAAACATTGTACTGATCAACAGTGTCACAATGCAGATATATTTCAACAAGAGTCATTGAAACAGCTTGAGTAATTTGTGTAAGAAAAGGAATATTTCCACTAGCTTGCGAATGAGTGAGTGTCTTAGCAATTGAGTTTAAATCAAGTGCTGCGACATTCCTCTTAAGAAGTGGATGATATCGAAGATTACGTTTAAGGAAAGACATAGTTTCCTTAGTAACAAATTCAACTACATTATCATCTTTCGAAGAGGATGTAAAAGGTAAACCTAAAACCTCTCCACAAAAGTTTCCAAATGTGACCGCGTTAAATTTGTCTTTGTGGGAATCTTTGACTGAAAACAAAACATCATCTCCAGCTACACGCACATGAACATATTTAAAAAACTCTGTAGGGTCTCCAATTCTCATTTCCCAAAAAGTCAATTGCATGAGGATATTCCTCATACAATTATTCGAGAATGTATCGAAGAATCCACTAGGTTGATATCCAGGACATCTGAAAACATCTCCATTAACTACAATAGTTGGAAATAGAGAATCAGTCAATAAGCCACGAACAACTCTAAGAGCTTCTGCGTTATATCCAAATCGTTCTGCAAGTTTATAAAGTAAAGTTGTCACTCCCCAACCAATTTCAAAAGGAATTGATTGGTCAAAATTCGAAAAATCTCCTTCTCCAATATTATTAGAAAAAGATACCATATCTTCAAAAATTTTAACACCTTCACGATGCATATCTACACCAGCCGCCGCACAAAAAGCTTCATTATCTTCCATAATAAGAGTATAAAGCGGAGCCAAATAAGCACGGGCAACAGTGAGATATACAACAGGACTAATGCAAAACATGCGTGTTTTACCTTTGCTGACCTTATCTATAGATCTAGCCTCATCCTTAAGAGCACCTTGGAAGATAACACCAGGATTCTCACCTTTGAGCAAAACATCAATATATTCAATGATGTCTTTTTTCAATTGTTGATTAGGTTCAACATAGTAAGGATCTTGAGTGTAAATCATGAAATCTCTCTTTGGACCTTTACGTCCATAACCTGCAGATTTCGATCCATCCATACTCTTAAGATATCCATCATCAGGATGTCCCATTATCGCATTCTCAATATTCATAGGATTCAATTTCTTTTCACCTAGATGTTTGATGATGTGCGAAAAGTAGGCATCAACAGCTCTACTAACAGAATGAACACTAACACTCTTTTTGGGTCCAGCAATCTTAACAAGATTTATGTTCCAGGGGTTGAGATATTTTCCGTCTCTTCTAGTTTCTGCTAGTAAAGGTGCACAATATTTCTCGGTAACAACAAAATCAAAACTATGAAACAACATTAAGTCAATCTCACCTTTAGCATTAAGCTTAGTGGGTATAACATGTGATTTCGATTTAGATAAAGTCTTAGATGGGTCTCTTCCAATGTACTGTATAGTGTGTAAGATCTCATATCTTGTCATACTTTTAGGCACAGGCGTGTGGTCGAGAACTGGTAACCCGAGAAAACTATGTGAAGTGAGAGGCATCATGGGGTGTTTTTTAAGTAAGATATCTATGGCACTTTGGAGCTGTTTCTGATTAACTGTCATAAAGACAGCTGTCGTACTATTACCTCCATAGTGAAAGCCTAATATGGCCGATCCATTTTTATCCATCTTAGCAACAATGGGATTCCCACAATTACCAACTCTAGCTTCGTTAGTTACAAACGCAAAAGATGATGATTTTTCTAGGGGAATGGTTCCGTCGTAGCATGGATTCTTATCACAAACTGGGACAAATTCGCCATTAGGCATGATGTTCTTAGTTGCGACGTTTAATTGCCCATAAGCCATAGCTTCATAAACATTCAAGAAGGATTCATTTTGAGTAAAATGTACTCGTAAATCTTTCATATTATATTTAGAAACTTGAACTATAACCATATCTCCAGAAACTTTTACCAAATCCGATTCAGAGACTTCCGTATCATGTGTACTAGTATCATTAGAATAATCACCAGTTGGACTGATTGATATAATAGCGCTCTTCCCATTAAAATAAAAAGAGTGTCTATTCAACAACAGTATATTAGAACACACAAAAAAACCGGAAGTCTTTGATGTCTTCACGCTACTCTTAATAGAAATTCTAACACAATTTCTAGAAATAAGCTCGTACAAACTTTCCAATGATCCAGTGTAAACACATGGATTAACATTAGTGACGACATTCCAGGAATCTGGAGTGATTTTGTTTGGAATACGAGCAGACGGAGGAGCACAACCTGTAACTTCTTCCTGCTGTTTAAGATTCTCACTTTCAATATTCTTTTCTTTAAATTCCGACGATTGACTATCATGCACATATATGTGTTTGACGTCTTTTTGAGCAGGTTTTAAAAGAGCTAACATAGACATAATCAATGTAACGCTTCCAAAACCAGCGACAAAAACGGAACTCCATGGAACTTGGCCGGCACCTCTGAAATTATTAAAATTTCTAATTGCACGCCCTCGATCCTGAAAAGTTTCAACAACCATCTGTGTAGCTCCACGAACAAGAGCTTTTGAATAATTATAGAAAAACAAGTGTAGTCCAAGAAGTAAGACAGCTATCCTAGTATATGCAAAGAGAAGAAGTAGCAAAAACAAAGAAAAGGCAATCCATGAAATAAAGCTTCTATCTATAGTATAATTCATCGATATCCACGCAAACATTCTCGCAAATTGAAAACGTACTGTTTGAGTTTGGACAGCAGTCCAAAGTTCAGCAAATGTTGGAACATCTCCTTGATGCTGTACAGTAACTATTCCGTTATCAGCGATACGAATATTGTTAGGAAGAGGAACTATTTCGGGTAAAGGTTTCTTCTGCTCTTCAATCTTAACGATTGTAGGTCGAGATGCAACTCTACGAGAAATATCACGCTCAGCTTCCCTAATAAGTGAAGCTCGATAAATTCTTTCATCTTCGTCAAATTTAGAGACCTTGATAGGTCGATCCGAATGTATAGATGAAGATGGCTTCTTCTGTTTGGATGCTTTTAGATCAGCGGACAAAGAACGCTTCAACGCAGGACGACGTCCTTGAGCGTTAGAAATGTCGGCATATCTAGAATTCCTGGAAAAGTCAGGAGAATGGGTACAATCCATATCGTACACACTATGTCCACAATCAGGTCCACACTCATTACGAGCTTGACCATTAAGTTTAGCTATAGAGTATGCACGTTTAGCGGTTGAATCAACAGAGAATTCTGTAATATTTCCATAAGAACCGCTTTCAAGATCGTTATCAAACTCATCAAATTCGCTATCACTATCAATCTTAGATTTAAAAACCTTAGAGTGAGCATAATCCACAATATTCTTTGAGAAATTTTTAATTCCTTTAACATAGGCTGGTATTTTCTCAGTAGGAGCGACGTTCTTATCTAAACATCGTTTATCTCCAGCTAATGGATGCGGAAGTGCTGCTTGCACTTCTTGACGTGATGGCACATTTGGAACTTCACAATCTACAAACCGCTTAGATGGATTATCAACATTAACAGTGGGTATGGCTTTGTCACCATAGCCTTCCAAACACACTTGATAATCCAAATTTTTAGACTCTCTAGCAATGTGATCAACCATAAACTGACGGGTCCAATCGGCAAAACCATCGATCTCTCCGGAAAACAAATCAGTTTCTTGATATAAGATTGCTTTAGCGTCTGACGGAATACGAGATTTAACTGTAAAGATATACTTATCTAAAAATCTAGTTTCAGATGCTGCACACTTTGATCGATCAATAGCATAACCATTAACATCTCTAAATTCTTCTTTAACAACAACTTCAACAAACACAAACCGCCTATAATATGCAGATGGATTGTTAAATATATGTTTGAAGTTCATATCAGGGATATTAGTATCAATAAGAACCATTTCAGGAATAGCATAAGTATTTCCTTTGTCTTTGACATCAGCCATAGGACAATTAAATGGATTACAATCGATAAGACTTAACAGTTGTTCAGCAAGAGGATCACCAACTTTAGAAGCGATATTTGTATGAGTACTGCCAACCTCAGGATATTGAATATAAGGCATCGATAATGGTTGATAACCAGTAAAGAATTCTTCACGATTCTTCTGATACATGAGTGATGGACTATATGTGCGCTTCACAACGTCACAGTGCATCTTACACATAAATTTAAGAATATGCGATTTTCCAATACCTGGAGCACCGTGAATCACAAAACCTAAAGGAACTCTTCGCAATGATGTTGAGGTAGTTTTGATAATATTAATTCTAACTTCCGTCAAGGAGATCAAAATTTGATCAAATCTAGTTGAGGCTCTTTGACGACTATTCATCTGTTTAGATAAAACAGTCATATTATGAGCACAAACATCGAGACGACGCATAAATTCCACACGATCAATGTGATCGACGATCTGAAGTCCAGAATAGACACGATCTTTCATCGAAATCAAATATTCAGCTTCTCTAAGAGTAGACGTAATGGGAGATTCATGGAAAAGGGCCTCTGATAATGAAGCTCCACCAATAATCAACTCAATAGCTCGAATAACACAAATAATAGATTCACTAAGAACTGAAAACAAACCTATGAAAGATCGATCCTTAACAGACGGAGCTCCAAAAACTTTATAGACATTCATGGCAACAGTATAAGGCAACCTCTCAAGAGCTGCTACACAGACCAAAATCTGTACAACTGCATTAATAGTAGGCGCCGATATGACATCATGAAAATTTTTCGACAAAAAAGACAACTCATCTGAAAAAGGAGTAGCAGACTGAGAAACAAAGACTTCTGCATCACTAGCTTTATCTTTATTGTTATACAATTTCATCCCAATAGTATGCAGCAAAGCTGCAAAACCAGGAATAGAAAAAGTAGCAACTCCGGATAAATCCAAAGTTGAACAAAAAAGCTTAGTAATAGCTAAAGTGTGGATTGGATCTGGAGACGTAAGAAGCGCATACACGTATGAAACTACATTAAATGTAGTATCCACGTACTTATTAGTAAGTATACACTCAACAACACCAGTGGCATTCTCAATTTTTGGTTTAATCTGAGAATAGACCTTTTCAATAAAGGCTCGAAGCTTTTTGAGGTCCATACCAATACGATCAACAACTTTTTTGCTTTTTAGGGAACTACGATCTGTGATAGTACTATGAACTGATTTCAAGGTTTGAATTTCACCAAAATCACAATAGTGATTAGTAGATGAAAAGTAAAGACCTTGACAACTAGGACAAGTAAGCACAGTACAATCTTGTTTACATTCTTGAGTCAAACAATTTACACAATAAGGTGCTTTATTATCATCGGGAGTTCCTTTGCAGGTCTGCATATGCATATGACGTGAAACCATATCATTAACAGTAGCGGAATAACATTTAGGGCAAACATATATACAACTGTCAAGAGTATCATGCATAGTCTGGTGAGCAATACAATAATGCCCAGACTGTGAGTGAAGAGTACTTTTAGAACGTTTTTGAAATTCTCGAACTAGTCGAGCATCTTCACGAGCTTTTTGTACACTTCTGGAACGACGAGCATGATGGGAAACAATTTTCTCTTCGACAGATATTGGAGACAACGATGAAAAATAAGATGGATATCTACTTCTAAGATTTCGAGAACGTTCCTTAGAACGTGCTCTCCTCTCAGTTTCAAGAATCTTCTTCTTCTCCATACGTTTCCGCAGACGCGCTTGAGATATTCCTTCTATCTCAGCATCTGATCTGAAATTGCCATTAGGGGTGATACGGTCTTTGACAGCGATATCAACCAAATTGACAAAATCTTCCTTAGAACAAGCATCGAAAGACAAGATAGCCGTATTATCGGTAATCTCAAAATCGAACTTAGTTAATTTGCTTTTATTCTGTGGCGAATAAAGTGGCGCAACATATTGTTTTAGAAAACCTGGGCGAATTCCTTTCTTCTTCAGTTTTTCAACGGTAGAAGAGGAGGACAACTGAGTGTCTCTGAGGGACTCAGTACCGGGACGGCCTAAAAAGGTAGTGGACTTACCACTATGACACATAGACTTAAACATGGTTGTAGGGCTGTTTAAGGGATGGCATCCGCTACGCATCAGCTGCGTTAGCTAAAAGGGGGTTTTAGTCTCGTTAACAAATAAAGGCCAATGGGATTGGAAACACTTCAATGAAACCAGGTCACCGGGACGGCGTAAAACGCTTAAATGTAAAGTAAACATGGGCACAATCTACACACTAATTTAATGTGCAAGGCAAATATGCAATAATACAAGTAGAGGCGTCAATGACCGCAGGAGATTGCTGGAAATAACACTGAAACCATAAAAATGGGTCGACGTAAGAACATTCACGATCAATGTTCTCTCTCAGGGTGGGTGTTTTATAGATACAAATACAAATTTTAAAAACAACAAACGAAATCAGGGCCGGGCGAAGGGCGATCATAGAGTTCGAAAGAGTTAGTAAAATTACAATTCAAAATACAGGAATAGGATTCTTTGAAATCCTAATTAAAATAAATAATTCATTATGAAATGAAAATCAGGGACCAATAAAGGTCGCACAACATAAAGTCATCCGATTACATTCAAAATGAAGAAAAAGAAATTTAAAAAATACAAATCGAGATTCAGATATGTATAATAAATAAAATAAATATTGGCAAAGTTTGAATACAGGCAATATTGTGAACACCGGCGATAAGATAGTAAGAAAATGAAGACACTATCAAGGAAACCACATAGACACAACAAGATAATAAATCGTTATATGAGGAAAACTCATACAACAAAAAAGAATCAAGCTACATCTATGTACTGTACACGTGGGAAAACCACGTGTACA